CATCATGCGGACGCATGGGCAGAAGCCTGACGTTTTTGGCAACATCCTTTCCAGTTTCAAGCGCAAACCAAAAGAGCCGAAATGACGGGCCGTGTCGCCCATATCTGGCGGCACCCGATCAAGTCGCATGGGCGTGAGGCCTTGGACAAAGTTCATTTGACCGAGGCGCAAACGATGCCTTGGGATCGGGCGTGGGCCGTAATTCATGAGGCCGCCAAGACCGATGGCGCTGATTGGGCGCCCTGTGCGAATTTTTCGCGCGTCGCAAGAGCACCTGCTTTGCAGGCGATATGCACACATTTGGACGAGGACCACGAAGTCGTCACTCTGCGCCATCCCGTTCGACCGAACATCAGTTTTTGCCCGAACGATGCGTCCGATGCTTTTTTTTCATTCATTTCTCGTGATGCTGTATGGTATACTTTATATATTTTATACTTATTACCTAAATATTTTGTTAATATTTGGAAACTTTTGTTTCCAAGAGCAATAATAGTGGGATTGTCAGAACCGATATCTATCAATTCCTGTTCAAAAAATTTAATATGTTTTTCTTCTTCCTCTTTTGTTAATTTTATATTTTTTGATTTGGACTCTACATGGTTTTTAATAATATCAGTCATATAGCACCCTTTAAAAATAGTATCCTGAAAATATCTGAGTTTACCATCATTTTTGTTAGAGTGAAAATTAATAAAATCCGATTTGAGTTTTCCTGAAAGATTTAACCCAACTATTATTATGTTTGGGTTTAACATTGACAGTAATTCTAGTGTTGGATTGTTAAAAAAACCTATTTTCTTGATATTAGATGTTAATTTTTCAGTATTGGGTTTTTCCCAAATAGCCCACGAAGACATCCGACCATATTTTTTCTTGATATTCATATATCGTTGGTGTGAAATCATTTAATATTTTATACAATAAGTTATTTTTATTTTTCATTTTATTCCTTATATTCCCAGTCAAAAGTATCATCCACACATAATTCCCCATCATCACAAATAGTTTTAATCCTATCTTCTGATATCCCAGTCGCTCTTGATGCTTCTTGTGTAGACGGGTATTCAGCCATAAATTCAATAATGACAATTCCATCGGGGAAAGTCTGTATAGAATTTTGAATGATGGTTCGGGTTGGGGGTAAAAAATGTTTATCAAGTTTAGGTTGAGATAAAGCATTAATCATTTTCATTGATTCAAAACCTATGTCATATTTTTTAATATGTTCTCCGTCATTATTATTATTATAATATAATCTATATACACTTATCTCATCTTCTGGTATTTTTATCATATTTTTTTTTATTTCTTTTAATAGTGTTTTCAGTCTTGTATTATTATGAACTTTTACAGCTTTTCCTTTACAACGAAATATATCAGGATTATATCTTAAAAATATACATTTCAAACCTTCTGCTTGATGTATATTTAACATTCTTGATATTTCACAAGATTGTTCATATTGACTATGTTGATTTTCATCTATTTCTACTATAACTAAATGAGTTAAACAATCTATTTTTACATCTGGGCGATAATTTCCACATACAAAACCAACAGACTTATTATGAACAAATTTAATTTCATTTTCTTCTAAATATGAAACAACTTTCATTTCTTTTGTTTTTTCCCTTAGTGATGATTTTGGTTTACAATAAATACATAAGTGTGGTTTTAATGGAACAACAAACACACCACAAGATTTACATTTAGGATTTCTTATATCTATCATTCCTTCTAATTGACATCCAGCACAATACCTAGGTATTTTTTCAGTTGGGTAATCATAAGTTGGTTGTCTATCGTTACATTTAATACACATTTTAGCTTTTATATTCTTCATTTTTTTACCATCAGGTATACAATATTTACAATACAATTCTTTTTTATTTATACCAAATACACCTTGAACTTTTTTACATTTTACACACATTTTACTTGTTAAATCAATCATATTTTCAAGTTTGTGTATAACACAATATTCAGGTTTTTTACTATTATAACCGTATGTTGCTCTAATTTTACACAATTTACACAGAGATTTTTGATGTTTTAAGTCGGTCATATTTTCATTCTTATGCTCCAAGCAATGAGTTGGTTTAATTATTCCATACGTTGGTTGTTTAGGTTTTTTAATTTTAAGTTTAATACAAATTACACATTTTTTATTTTTTACATCAAGCATATTTTCAGTTGAATGAGGTTTACATCTCGTTGCTTTTTGACCAATAATTCCATAAGTAGCATTTTTTTTACAATCTTCTAAATCACATAAATTACTTACTAAATCATTCATACCTTCCAATTTACACTTGGAACAATGAGTTGCTTTTTTATCAAATCCGTAAGAAGGTTGTTTATCTTTACATGTTTGACATTTGCGATTTTTACTATTAAAATTAACCATACCTTTTTTGGAATGTTGTTTACAATATAATGGACTTTTTTCTGTTAGAAAATTAAAAGATTTTCTTGTAGTTTTCCCAACTTCTTTACATTTGATACATATTCTTCGTTCAGCATCAGCAGAAATCATATTTGATTGTTTATGAATTTTACAATATAATTTTTCCTTTTTACCGAGATATTTATAAGTTGCGGGTTTATCACATTTAATATCGTCATTATTAAATTTACAAATTGTGGGCATTTGGTTTATTATAAATTATTATTTCTTTAATTCATTTTTATTTAAAAATGAATTTTCTGATGAAGATGTGTGAAAATTGATAAAAAGAGGTTTTTTGAAATTTTGAAATAAACAAAATTCAAAGAACCGGAAACCCTAAAGCCGTAGCACCCTTATATTTTCATATAAGGACAGACTGTATCTTAAGCCAATTCAAGTTAGTTAAACTATCATAATTGACCAACATCCGTTCAGTCGTTGAAGCCCTACCTTATCCTATTATAGCGGATTTAGGTAGTAAGCCTGCTGATTGTCCAATTTCTTACACTTTGACTATGCCCGACGAAGTTATCGTGGGTATTACTTACAGTTTCCTGTAAATAAGTAGTGGTAAGAACTCTAAGGAGTTTCCAGCAACAAGATGTTTCGCCAGAAATCTAATATTAGATTTCCGACTAGTAGATTATATACAATTTATCAAAGGTGTTTGATAAAAAGATGACAAATTACACTGTTTATTCGTAAAAGTATTGTCATAACTTTTACGGCAGTCTACTGTTGGAGGCACTTTTAGGTGTTTACCTCCACTAATTCTGATAATATTATTATTAACAGCGGTTGTGATGAATTCGAATGTTTGGGGGAAGTCAGCTCCAGAGGGAATGCCGCCACTGTTGGGGACAGTTCCTGACGAAGCAGCAATACCACCGGGAGAGGCTTCGGGGACAATAGAAACGTTGGTTAATTTTCCAAAGTTGGTAGATCCCATAGGATCCAGGCAGACGAAGTCGAGGGAGTAAGAATACATGTGGTAACCAGTTTCAACGGGGATGACCGGAGCGTGATACCAAGGATTAACAAGCGAGAAATAATCAGAACCCATTTGTGCCAAACGCTGTGTGTTTTCATAGATGAGCGAAGTTTGGAGAATGGGGTCAACTGAACCTTCGGGGGAGAAGTCAACCATAGAAGAGGAGGGGACTGGGGAGGCAGATGTATAGTTAGACCATTGGCAATTCTGGGTTGTATTACGAACACCGAAGAAAAGAACCTTAATGGCGTGAGAGAAACGGATGTCATAACTGGGAGTTGCGTCCCTAGAGGGATTGAAAGTTTGACGGGGAGCAGTTTGGACTTGTTCTACGAGGATATCGCGGGGAGCACAGGCCATTCTCTTACGTTCATCGTTAGAAACAATGGCGTAGTTAGCCCAGACTTGGGCGTTAGTGATATTAGGAGTATTGGTAAGATCACCGGATACGGCACATCTAGACGGACTTTCGTTAGATCCATCCATGACCTTGCTGAGATCGTCAACTATGAGCAGCTCTTCCCATCTGCGGAAAGAGAATGTGATTCTCATATCGTTATAGGGGAGGGCGGCAGTGGGGAGGGATACACCGGAGTCACGGGTGTAGAAGAGAGGGAGAGGTAAGTTAAGAGTGAAAGAAGGAATAGTCTTACCCAGAGAAGAAGTTCCTCCGTGAGGACCAGTGAGATCGTCAAAGTTACCAATCACGTTATTGTAACCATTTCTTTTACCCGCGGGAACGGTGAAAGCGGTCCAAAAGTCAAGATGGTAGTTATCAAATCTGGCAGCAACCAAATCGTTAAATGTAATACAACATTCGCGGATCATGTTATGCATCAAGTTACGAGTCCAGCGGATACGCAAATCACTAGAATCGTCAGTGATATCAGGTCCGGGTAGAATCTCGGGAGTAGTTAGCCGAAGCCAAGTTGCCATAAGATAGTCACCAGCACGAGAAATGCTTACAGACCATTCAGTGTCGAAACCAGGGTTCCCTGATGCTCTAGAAAGAACCACCGGGACCTGAGTGAACCATGTAGCTTTACGGGTTTCACGAACGAAGTAAGCAGTAGCATCGGGGCCACCATACATATATTTTTCCAATTCGTCAAAAGTAGCAAGATCGATGAACCCAGAGGTTACGTTTGATGTGCAGATTGAGGACATAGTTTAATTTATTGTAAGCAATATTATATTTTTAAATAAAATTTTGTAATTTTTACCCAAAAACAGGTCAAAATTTTCTCAATACGCAATTTAACCTTTAAAAATTACTTATTAATTGCGATAAGTAATTTTTTTGATTTGGGGTCGTTCAAAGTCTGTATATAAAGAATAATTATCTTAAAATACTAATATATACACACTATATACCCCAAGGATTGATTACAATCGTAATATTTACTTACTTTTTACAAAATGGATATATAAAGATTTACTTACTTTTACAAAATGGATGATGATGTTCTTTACAAAGTATTAGCCATATCTGGCCTTGCAGGTTGCTCGTGTCTTTTTGCTATAGCCTTTAAATATTGCCCAAGATTCTGTAGAAGACCTGAAGCAGATGCTTACAGAATTCACCCAATTTTATAATTATTAAAGACTTGGACTTATGAAGACATTCTTTACCAAGTATTAATCATAACTACTATAATAGGTTCAGCGTGTTCAATAACGTGCGTATCATTTCTATATTGTCAACCATTAATTATAATTCCGAATGATGAAGATGAATTAAACCCAGTATAACCTTTTTAAACCTACTATTAGGTTTAAAAACTTATTTTCTATATAATATAATGTCTACTTCAATCTTTAAAGGAAAAATTCTTACAATATATTTAATTTAAGTATTTAAGCATTTTAAAGTAAATGACAATGAAAGCATCAACAAATCAATTTGAGTTTGCCATAGAACAATATAATATAGGCAAATCTTGTTATCAGTATGATGAAAGTATTTTTACGGGAAAAGAGGACATAAATTTCTTAAATCAAATAAAAGATAATGATAATGATGAATATACAGATTCTAAAAAAATGATATGTTATATGGTGAAAACAGGTATGTCATATATAAATATTAGTTGTAAAATAAATTTAAAATCAAATGAAAAATATAGATTATCACAAGATGTGGATGGATATATATTTTCGTCTATAAGTGTTGAGTCAAATCCAGAATATAGCATAATTGGTGATATTATAGATAAAAATTTAAAAATTGATGATATTACATCTATAATTGGTCAGTATAATGATATACATAACTTTAAACTTATTGATGATAATAATAATGTATTATATACTAAAGAATTTAAATCACATTTAGAATTACCAAATACTCCTATACCAGTTAAATATATACCATATAGTGTTTTATATATAGTTATAGATTCACATAATAATTTTAATAATTTTAAAGTAAATTTTAAAAAATATATTAAAAATGATAGTATAATATATGATAATGTATATGTTAAAGATTACAATTTTTTTCTAAGAAATGGTGTATATATAAGTTTTTAATTATTATACTTAAAAATGTATAATAATTTCCAGTTGAAGTAACAATTATGCTGAAATCGTAAGTTTTTTTATTTTAAGCAATCTATTTAGTCTATAATATCTAATTTTATTATATCAAGGTTTTTATGCATAATAATAGTAAAAGGTTCACCGGTATCGTCATCGTAACTGTCGTAGACTTTGAGTTCTCTTTCGTCTAATTTAATTTTATCACACATTTGTACCATATGAGAAGAATTTATAGATTTTTCATTATTTATCAACTTATGTGTTATTAACTCAATTTCTTCTAATGTATATTTAATAATTTGCTTACCAGTTCTAATGTGTATATCGTATTCATTTCTGTCCCCTGTATTTACTACTATTGGATATACATAGGTAACTTCGCAAAAATATTCAGTTTGTTGATGTTTTTCTTCGGTTTCTTCGTATAATGTCTTCATCTTATTACATAATTTGAGATAAACCCCGCTGGGCATATTTTCCTTTTCGGAGTCCAACATACTTTGAATTTCGGCCAAGTTTGACATTTTAATTATATTATAAACCAAAAGTATAATTTCATTTTAATATTTTCTATAACTCCTTTTTGGACCAGGTTTTTTCTTACACCCCCTTCTACCAGATTTCTTACGTCCCCAAAGACATTTAGATCTCCTTTTACTCTGCCTTTTACTCTGCCTCCTAACAGACTTTCGTCTCCTTTTACTCTTCCTCCTAACAGACTTTCGTCTCCTTTTACTTTGCCCCCTAACAGACTTTCGTCTCCTTTTAATCTGCCTACTAACAGAATTTAGTCTCCTTGTACTCTGCCTACAAACAGAATATAATCACAATCAGCAAAGCAGTAGAAAAGACTTTAGAAACATTGAGCA